AAGCTTTAAACAGTAGAATAGATTGGAGAAATACTAGGGAAAATTCATATGACTCAGTTAAGCTAATAAGATACCTGTGTGATGAGGCTGGTAAATGGACAGAAGCAAGTGTGGAAAAAAATTGGGAAGTTGTAAGATCATGTCTTACTTTGGGTGATAAAATAATAGGAAGATGCTTTATGCCTTCCACTGTTAATGAACTAGAGGTTTCTGGGGGGGAGAATTTTAAAAACATATGGTACGATAGTAATATAGAAGAGAGGGATGCTAATGGTAGAACTAGGTCTGGTATGTATTCTTATTTTACACCAGCTTATGATGGGTATGAGGGTTTTATAGATGAGTATGGTTTTTCAGTTATAGATACACCCACTAAAGAACAGGCTAAGTTTATAGGTAAGAATATTGGAGCTAAAGAATATTTGCAAAATATAAGGGACGCTTATAAGGGGAATACCACTAAATTATCTGAAGAAAAAAGACAAAGACCGTTTACTATTGATGAAGCGTTCAGGAGTGATTCAAGATATAGTCCTTTTGATGTGGAAAGAATATATCAACAAATGGATTTTAATGAGGAGGCTAGAAATTTAATAGTTAAAGGTGATTTTATTTGGAGTAGTGGAGAAAAAGATACTTCTGTAGTGTGGAAACCTGGATCTCAGGGGAGATGGAGAATATCTTGGATACCCCCGGAAGAAAGGAGAAATAAATTTAAAATGATACACAATAAAAAATCTCCTGGTAATGATGTAGAAATAGTAGCTGGATGCGACCCCTATGACCATGACACCACTACTGATGGTAGAAGATCTGACGCTGCTTGTTATGTTTACAAGAAATTCAGCATGATGGATGATTTTTCTAATCAATTTGTATGTGAGTATATAGCCAGACCTCCAAAAGCAGAAATGTTTTATGAGGATGTTTTAAAAACTTGTGTATTTTATGGGTGTCCAATACTTATAGAGAATAATAAAATAGGTATAATAAAATACTTTGAGAGAAGAGGTTATTATAATTATTTAATGGATAGACCAGAGTCTACTCATACTGAAAACAGCAGAAAACAAAAAACAAAAGGTATACCATCTACTGGTGTTGCTGTCCTTAATGCTCAAACGGAAGCTGTAGCTAGCTATGTTTATGATTATGTAGGTATGAATATGGAGACTCAGGAAATGGGTAAATGTTATTTTAACAGACTTTTAGATGATTGGAGTAGATTTGAACCATCAAATAGAACAAAGTATGATGCTACAGTAGCTTCAAGCTTGGCTCTTTTAGCCGCACAAAAATATGTAATAGAAAAGAAAATTCCAAAAATAAATCTTAACTTTGTGAAAAAATACAGGAATATAGGATTAATGTCTAAGAAAATATAGATGAAAAAACAATTTGAATTAATAGGAGGGTATCCAACAATCTTCGCAACAAATGAAGAGAAAGCTACAAAAGAATATGGTCTTCAATATTTTAAGACTATGTATAGTGATTGGAAAAATAATACTGAGTTAGCTTATCAGGATAAAAAAAGATCTTTTAATAAAATGAGAGCTTACGCAGAAGGAACTCAAAGTGTTTCAAAATATAAAGATCTTCTTGACGTTGAGGGTGATTCTTCTTACATGAATATAGACTGGACTCCAGTTTCTATAATACCTAAATTTGTTGATGTAGTTTGTGGAGATATGACAAATAGAGAGTTTGCTATAAAAGCAAATGCTATAGATAAAATTTCTATAGACAACAAAAAAAAGGCGAAGAGTAAAATGATAGCTGATATGATGAATGCTCCTATTAGACAGA